ATACATCTGCATCTGTAGCAATAACATCATCATCAATACGAATTGCGTTGTTTGCAATTTCAAGACCGTAGCCTAGGTGAGCAGTAAATACTCCAGTGTTTTCATCATACTGTAGACCTTCACCAGCACCTACTGCATCACGCACACGAGCATTTGAGAAATAAAGATTTGTTGTACCCTCAACGAGGTCGTCAGTGTCAGAATCTGCAACACCGTTTTCTGCGCTAATTGTTAGTCCAGAGCCACTCCCTGTAATTGTAATATTTGTAAGAGTTGCACTTGTTAGCAAATCTGCTGCCGCATCTTTTGCACGAGCATTTGAAAAGTAAAGGTTTGTTGTGCCTTCACCAAGATCATCTGTATCATGATTTGAAAGGTCAGATACTGTACCAGTTACGTTACCAGTTACATTACCCGAAAGAGTTGCTGTAATTACGTTTGCAGCAAAGTTTGCACTTCCATCACGAAGAACGATTGTGTTTGCTACTGCTTGTGAATTAGCAGAGCCTCCGACCAAACCAATAATATATGTTTGGTCTGCTTCTTCTTTTGTAAGAATGTCATATCCATTGATGGTACCATTTGCACCTTCAACGATAAGACCGTTTTTGATTTTAAAGTCTTTGTTGACTGTTGCCATTTTTTATCTCCTTAGTTATGCCTTGAGACCAATACGTGCGTAACGTACGGTAATAGGCGTGATCCCCACTTGCGGAGTCACAGTAACATTTACTGTTCCCCCTACCTTAGAGACGCTAACGGTTCCAATATTCCCATCATTGTCTATTGTGCCATACTCGGATACATTTACATCTGATCCGTCAATTAGTATGCTCAATTCTGTTGCGTAGTACTTATTATCTCCCGAAGATGTTTTAGCAATTGATATTAAATATTTAATCATGCGCCAATCAGATGCCGCAAAATTATCAATTACTGTAGCGCTTTCAATACCGCTAATTGTGTTTTCGTTATTGCCGAATGTTCCAAGGTCAGTAGCCTGAGCAGCAACTGTATCAATTAAATCTTCATAGTCTTGCTGGCTTGGTCTGTCGCCAGTTTCATATTTTGTTTTAACGAGGGGGATAGTAGTTCTAGCCATGATTGAATTATATCATATTTATTTATATTAAATCTAGTTTAAATACCGCATTATTCTGCCAATAAGACATAGTTTGATCTTTAGAATTTTTATGAATTGTATCAATGTGATCTTCATTTAATGAAGACCCGTGGTTTAGGGAGTAGGTAAAAAGCGGTATTGAATAACACCAAGAGCGACTAAATAAAACTCCTTCAGAAAGGCATCCGTATCTACTAACTGGGCTTAAAGTATACTTGTCGTTAATTTTGTGTTTTTTGATTAGTTGTTCGGCATATGATCTTTTTATTAAATATACCGCTGCACTCCAGTCAAGGTATTCTCTTAAGTGAAGCCTGTTATTGATGGTAAAGTTATTAATCAAAGCCAATTGTAAAATATCATATTTATCTTTAATAGAGTTTAAAAAATCTTTCCAAGTAAAATCCCAAAAATCTACGGTCTCAAAACTTACATCATCTTCTACAATAATGGCATATTCAGAATCAGAATCTTCCAGCCATTGTTCGATTGCCTTTAAGTGTGAGATTGTACAGGCAACTTCTTTTTTTGAGATTACAGACTCATTAATTCCATGGCTAAGTAGACCTAGCACATCTTCTTCTGAACCATCTACCGCTTTTACAAAGTTAAAATTTGATACCTCATATTTTTTAAAATGTTCTTCTATATATTTTTTACGATCAGTTGATCTTTCCATATTAACAACATATACGGGACCAAACCCATCCATCTTATTTAAACCAGTATGTTCCAACATGCACCACCTTTACATAAGGAGCCAAATATATTTTACCGCCAAGATCTTTCCACATATTGCAAAAGTTATAGTCTTCAGATAAAAGTCTTTTTGATTTTGGATCAATATCTGTTCTCCAAAAATTGTAAACTGTGTCTCCATGTTTAACTCCTGCCATATCTGTCTGATCTGACCTATATGATGGAGTAGATTCTTTGAGTTTTTGAAATACTTCTCTTTTAATCAACATTACTCCAGTTCCAATATAATCAACTTCTACAATGCTGCCTGGATTTTCTTTTAATTTTTGTTTTTGTTCGGTTGAAATATTAACATTATATACTCCAGTAAAGACAGAAAGATCTGGCTTATCCTCTTTTGCGGCAGAGCGTACCCTATCCCAGTTAATTCCTTTCATTGGAACAGCGGCACCTATTAAGTCCACATCTTCCTCAATCATCTTTAATATACCTTCTGGATTAAACCCTTGATCTGCGTCAATAAAAAGAAGATAGTCATTGCCCGTTCTTAAAAATATCTCTGTTAGTGTATTTCTTGCTCTTGTAATCAAAGACTCATTTGATAGATCAGAGTAATTAACACGATATCCTTTTTGAGTAAGCAAATTCATTAAAGAAAACATGCTTTTTTGATATGAGTTATGACAAATACCACCATACATAGGTGTTGCTATTGTTATGCTTTTCATACCCCCGCCTTTGCCTATAAAATGTAGTTACTAAAACCAATTATTTGAAGAGGAATTGGTGGAACATTTGATGAACTAACTCCTGGAATCTGAATTGCTGTAAATCTTACTCTAAATGGTAAAACCTCATTGATCACAGAAATTCTTTTACTACCTCTAAACTTAGTTATTGAATAATCGGCGTTTTCTATTTTTTTGGTTTTTACTAGTTGGTTATCTAATATTGTAACACTAGCCATTATGCCGTTACATCCTCAAGAACAACTAACTTTCCTTGCGCTACCGTCCATACAAGAACATCTGCAGTTAAAGAAAGTTCTATATCAAAAATATCATTAGTCTGAAGTGTTGCTGTTTGAGCAGCAGTAAGAAATACGGTAAACTCTCCTGGACCATCATCTTCATCTGCCTCTGGAGTCAGGGTATAAAGAAGTGTCGCTGTATCTGTAATTTCTCCTGGAACAACTGGACTTGTTGTAGGTCTTTTTATTTGCATACTTATATCCCAATCTGGAATATTTAATGGCTCTCTTGCATCATCAGTAACATATACTTTAAATGACGCTGTGTCACCCTTAACAAAAGTCCAATTTACAAATGGAGGCTTTTCTCCAATATCATATGTTCCAGATCCAGAACCTCTATAAGTTGCCATTATGCTAATCCTTCTTTCAGTGATCCCCAAGTGCCATTTCCCTTTGGACTTCTAAACAACATTTTACCAGTTGATGCGTTAGATTCAAATATAATGCCAATAGCACCACCACCATTTTCTGGCTTTGTGTTTGTAATACCGCCACCAGACGCTACATAAATAATATCTCCTGCAGCAAATGTAGATGTGTTGAAATCATTTAACATACCAGAAATTAAAATATTTCCATCTGCGCCATTTGAAATGTTTGTCGTTGTAATTCCTGCAACTGGAAATGTGTTTGCAAGGTCTGCATCACATTTAGCAATTGTTGGCTTAGTGCTAAATCCAGAAATATATACTGGAGTTCCCTTGTTAATTGTTGCCCCGCTATTATTTCTTACTTCAACATCTTGAATTGCAATTGTTTGCAAAACTAAATCAACTTGCTCTGCTAACTCCTGAATATCTCCGTGAACATTTACTGGATCACTAGATAGCGGGTATGGTAAATCAAAATTCGTTGTTTCTGCCATGATTAATATATTATAGCATCAAATCAAGTTGACTTGCAAGTAATATTTGTGTTATACTAGGTGTATGACACCGTATATGGTGTCATATGCATTTTAGGAGGATAAACTTGACAAATAATAAAATGCTTGTAGGGGTAATAGGTGGTACGTTTCTGTTGGTGTCTATTTTGGGCTCTATACCGTCACATGCTACCAAAAACAATTTATCAAAATCAGAAGGAATAGTCTTTGCCACCCCAGAGGTGGCTTTTCTGCTTTCTGAGGATAAAAATGAAAAAATACTTACTAAGTATAAAAATGCGACAAGTCTCAGTGACAACCAGTTACTTGAGTTACTTAAAGCAGTGGGATTCAAAGGCAAGGCTTTAAAAACTGCTTGGGCAGTGGCTAAAGCCGAATCCAATGGAAGACCTTTTGCTTTCAATGGAAACATCAAAACTGGAGACTCCTCTTTTGGCGTCTTTCAAATTAATATGCTAGATGTTCTTGGAGAGGATCGCCGTAAGCGATTTGATCTAGAGCATAATGCTGATCTTTTCAATCCCGTCATAAATGCACAAATTGCATATCGTATGACAAAAGGCGGTATTGATTGGAGTTCATGGTCATCCTATAACAAGGGTGCCATATATAAATGGTTAGATAAATTCCCAAATTAATAATATAAAAAAGAATGCCCCCAAACATTAAAAGTTGGGGGTATTTTTATTGTTCTGTTTTTTTACATAACTTCTTTCTTTTTCTTTCCACTTTATTTTAAATAGTTCTTTTGTATATTTTTTTGCATTTTGTAAATTTATTCTTTGTTTTTCTATTTCAAAATCTGAATCTTTTAATGTTCTCATAAAAGGACAGTATATTCTTGCCTGTCTCATACACTCTATGTGAAATGGACGAAAATCTGAAGGAACAAAATCTTTTGAATCATTATCTACATCTTTTTCTTTTTCTATCATCCATCTAATAGAATCAGAATCTTTATCTATAGATAGCCCACAATACGAGCATAGGTCATTTGAAACAACATATTCTTCGTTTTCAATATTTAAATCAATAGGTGTGTTTTCTCCAGGCGTAGATTGATACGGTATTGGAATTTTTTTTGCCAAATATCTTTTATTATTTTTAAAATAATATTTTTTAGGAACGACAAGGTATGGTCTTGGAAGACCAGTTTTTTTAATACTAGACTCTGACCATTCCTCTGAATTGTAAAACATATTAACTAATTATAAAACTTTTTTTTCCAAATATGATTTCTATACCAACCAAGGGTTGACACAGATCTTTTCGAATTTGTTAAAGACTCTTCTATAATACTTTTATCCTCTTCTGACGACCAATCTTCTGTTTTAAATAATAAAATTTGTGCTATTGGTGTTCCTGCTGGAATTATTCCTTCAAAGGTAGAACTAATAAAAACTGGAATATTGCCCAAAGGAACCACATATTCTCCGTCTATAATTCCACTTAGAGTGAAAAATGGTAAGTCGGTTCTATTTAGTGGATGAGTTATTAATGCACTATACCCTTTAGGAATTTTATAAACAACAGTAGTAAGCCATGCAAAGTGTAGTGAGGAATATCCAGTTGGTGTAGGAAGATTTACATTGACATGGGAATCTCTTATACTTATTGGTGGTGTAGAATTTTGAAACGGAATATTATATGTAATTGATGGTCCACCATCTGTTTGTTCAATAGCAATATCCTGACTAAGGGGAATCATATGCCCCGAAGACATTGCCTCAAAAAATGGTACACATGCTTTTAGACTAATTTTAGCAGGAAAACTTTTAATATCTTTTTGATTATTGCTAGATCCAAACTTTTTTATATCTTTATACCAATCTGGTATGGTGGATTTTGAAGAAATAATTCGTAAATCATCATTTGGTGCAGCATGTTTTATTATATTTTTTTTATTAAACATAATTAATTATAAACCTTTTTAGACCAAAATCTTTTTTTATAATTGTCAAAAAATCCACTACGAATAAGATTTGAATGATCTACAATATTCTTTATATTGTTTTGATTACCAAAAGACATTTCCCAATTATCTCTTTTTATTGGAATAACTTGTGCTAATGGAGTACCTGCTGGAATCAAACCTTCAAAATTTACATCCTTTAAAACAAATGGAAAATTAACTGGATTATTATATTTATCTGTGTCTACAAATCCTTCTAAAATTTGAAAAAAAGTATTTCCACCATGAACTGGTGGCAAAAACAAACAAGAATATCCTTTGGGGGTTTCTATTGACCAGGAATTAATAAATTTAGGATATGGGTGCTGATTCATATACGGATGATTGGGGGCTTGCTCTGTTGGATGAAACTCTATTGCATTTGGAATTGCAGACTTATAGTATATTTTTCCATCTTCGCTTTTTCTTACCCAAATATCACAATATGTAGGAATAAGATATCCTGCGCTAAGAACATCTAATACTGGAATACATCTTTTTATTGAAGAAGGAATATCAAAATTTTTATCTAATACTTTTTTGTTATCTGTTCCAAAATAAGAATATAAACTTTTATACCATTCTGGTAAGTTTTTAGACATTTGTTTTGGTGCAAAAGTATCTGAAACTTGTTCATTTACTTTTGTAAAAATTATTTTTTTCACTCTACCCCTTTATAAAAAAATACTATATTTTATTTTTTTATTCTGCTGACTACTCTTCAGGAATCTCTGGAATTGGTTCTTGATGCATTGGTGCTGGTATAACTTCAACAGGAGTTATAACTATTGGAGCAATGGGTTCTGGATTAGTAAAACTTGATCCATTCCACGTAGCCATAATTTTAACATCTGCATCTACAATTGGTCCATCTACTTCTGAAGAAAATGTAGTAGTTTTAAATCCTACAACAACGTTGTTCTCCAAAATAGCATATTTAATTGTTGGAGCATCAACAAAATTTCCATTTTCATATTTTTTGCCCATATACTTTTCACCGTCTTCTTCTACCTGGATGATGTTATCACCTGGAATATCAACCTCTGTTGAAGAAGAGTGAAAAGAAAATACAACGTCGTCTTTTAATTGTACAAAATGTCTCATTTTTTTTCTCCTATTTTAGAAATATTCTATTACTTCATAACGGCAAGGTCCCGTTGCAGTAATTGTTGTAGAATTAACAAGATATACACCATAAACAGCAGTTGTTAGTGATGTTGATCCACCAGTAATATTCATTGCGTTAGAATTTACGTTGGTAGCATTTATATTCATTGCGTTTAGGTTTTTTGCTGCAGCATTTCCTGATGTGAATGACACAGAGTAGACTCCATATCTAGGACTATAAGAACCTGCAGTTCCTCCTATAGGAAAATTATTAAATCTTGCTCCACCTGGAACATTTATGCTAGCAGAATTTATTGTTCCTGTACTTGTAGATGATCCTCCTACAGTTCCAGAAAAAGCATTTACAGTTCCAGTTGCTGCTACTGATCCAGCAGATCCTGTACTAAAAGAATTAACAATAGTTTTTGTAGTATCTACTGCTGTAATTGTTATGTTACCAGCAGATGCTGCAACACCACGTTGAATTGATTTAACTGCAGAAGTTAGTCCACCAGAAGAGGCTGGAATTTGTGCGATACCCATTTTATGATACCTCTATTCCGCTGATATGAAAATTAATTGTTGTAGCAGATGCCGAACCAGTAATGGTCTTTGTTGTAGCGAGTACCTGCTTAAGATCAATATAGATCGTTGTGTTTGCACCAATTGCTGCTGTTGTATGAAGAGCAACACCATCGAGTGCGAGTGTAAATGTTCCTGCAGATCCTGCAGTATTTGTTACAGCAATGTTAGTGATAATTGCTGTGGTCGATGCTGGAACTGTATACAATGTCGTGGATGACGTTGCTGCTGCAGTTCTAGCAAGAGCCTTGGTTGTTGTAGCCATTAGTTACTACCTCCTTGTGTAAATTATAACACATTTTTTTTATACTATCTCTGCTCCAGATATATGATATTTTAATCCAGATGCGGAGGCAAACCCAGCAATAATTTTTGTTGTTGCCAGGACCTGTTTCAAATCAATAACAAGTGTTGTGTATTGATTAATTGAAACATTAGAAAATAACTCAACCCCATCAAGTAATATATCAAAAGTTATAGATGATCCAGTTGTGTTTGCTACAGAGATGTTTGTAACTACCGCCGTAGTAGCCGCTGGCACTGTATACAGAGTTGCGCTAGATGTAGCAAAAGTCCCCCTTGCAAGAGCCTTAAGTGTTGTAGCCATTAAATATCTCCAATCAAACTATTATTATATCTCATATTAATAAGCCCCAATCAAAACTAACAATTCGTTTGCCACATCTGTCAAAGTATTATTATTAATTGATATGGTCTTATTTGTTAAAGTTACTGAGTTGTCTGGTCCAACAGAGGGTGCTGCCCACTTGACCCCAAGTGTTTGAGCGGAGTCTGCGGTAAGAATAAAATTATTGCTTCCAACTGAAATAATGTTTGGTGTATCGTTGGATTGTCCAACAATTAAATCGCCCTTTGCATTAATAACAGATTGAGATATGCTACCTGCGGGATCTAGAGAAGTTATTTGATCTTGTAAATCATTTAATGTATATGCTATCGATGGATTTACCAATTCTGTTTCATCAGTATTTGCAGTATCGTAGTCTTCAGATCCGTAATGGTAAAGTCTTAACGCAGCCTGTATGTCGGCGGTATTCGTATACGAAGGTACCTTGGTTGAGTATAAAGAACCAATTGATTCAGAAGCCATATTTTATCACCTTTCGTTATTATACCACTATAGATATAAAAACATGAACAGTAAAGTCTCCATCTAGATCTACCCAATCAGTGCCGTTGTGCTCTTTAGCAACAAAATCTATATCAAGATTAGTCGCCTCTTCTGCAAGTGCTGGTACAGACATGCTTGATGCAATTGGATTCGTGTGAGTAATTTGATACTGTATGTTAAAATTTTCAGCAGTTAACGGTGTTCCAGAAACAGTAATAATGTTAGCAATAAGAATGCTAAGGGTTCCAGAACCACTAGAAAAATTGACGGTATGAAGTTTAGAATAAAGTACTGGATTAACCTTTACTACTTTTACCCAACTATCACCACCTGGTTGGCTGACATATTGATAAAGAAATGCGTAGTCTACTCCTGGGGCTGTGTTAATATATAAATCGTTAAGTTCTGCCTCTTGCCCTATTTCAACAACATTTGGATCACCAATACCAACATATATTTGACTACCCCGTTGTCCTTGTGGACCAAAATCTACAGACAACTCTACAATTTCGGGGGAGCCAAGAACTGTTAGGTCATCATTAGAAAGTAATACATCTGGCATTATTCCACTGCTCCAGTAATATCATCCGTCACTGTAATGCTACCAGTAAGCAGTGTATAAATAACACCAGCGCCATTATCTATTTGAACATCGTATACATATGTTGTTCCAGCAGATAGTTCTCTTCCCTGTGTTGGTGTGATTGTGCAAGTAACAATATCTTGAGCCGTGTCGACTGCTGCTGTTGCTGCAATTTGAGTTCCTGAACTACCACGAACATTCGCTATAGTAAAAACAGCATTACCATCATAATCGTCTAATGAAAAGGTTGCTCCGTTTGCGTTTTTAGGTCTAATAATAAATTGATAGGTGTCACCACGGTAGTAATTAAAATTATATGTTCCTGGAAATGCCATTATTCCTCCTACTTTATTATACCATTACGAAACTGCAATATGTATTGAATTTACTACCATTGAAGAATCATAGTCCGTTCTTATTTGTGGAATTCCTCCAGATGACTGCATTTGCTTATTCTCTATAAAAACTGTGTGCTGCATAGATATATCATATTCAAACTGATATTTTAAGGTGCCTAAATAAGATATGGGTGATGTAGCCTCATTGGAGCATAAGGTTCTAAACCAAACCTCTGTATTATTGTTAAAAGTAGACAGTGTTATATTATAACGAATTGTTACAATTGCCCCGACATTTAATGCTCTAAAGTTTAGACGTTTTGTTACTGGATTCCATAATCCAACAGACTCTCTTGGCAAAAAAAACTCATTAGTATTTTTGCCTTTTCCATCAACATTAAAATTGACCCAACCATCGTCTCCTTGGCTTGCCCCTAGCCTAAAACTTTTTCTTTCAAGATTATCATATAGTGCCCAGCCTATATTTTGCATTGATGGAGATAGTATGCTAATTCCATCTTTACCGTCTTGTCCATCTTTACCGTTCTTTCCAGGATCCCCTTTGTCGCCCTTTAGACCCTGTTCTCCCTGCGGTCCATTGTCTCCCTTGGGTCCTCTTGGTCCAGGCTCTCCTTGTGGTCCAGGGACAGCAATATACATTTGTGGATCAACAATTAAAGAATTATCCGACGGTATATTTTCTGAATATTTTTTCTTTTTTGAAGACACTGGAAAGTCCATGCTTTTTGCCATTGGACTTACCTATTTATTTCTTTACCTTAAAAACCTTATTACCGATTTTAACAATTGGCGGTAAATTATTATTATTTGTTGAAACCTTTATCACTGCCATTATAGGCTACCCCCTGGCGTAATATCTCCAAGCACACAAATTGTTCCTATTACTGGAGTCCAAATTGTATCTTCCCCTGATTCTGGAATAACAGCCTGTAAATCAAATGACAATTCTGCAACAACGCTTTTGTAGGCTGTGCCCCAATTTTCTGTTATTGATGCTGGAGCAACAATTGTTACATCTGAAGTATCTTCATACTCTACCTCAAGTTCATCTAATACATCGCCGTTTGGATCGTATACTGTTGCACGATATTCCCAGCCTTCGGTATCAAACAATGTAGATTCGTCATCTTCTAGAAACTTAACATTAAGTCTTGCAGTATCTCCACGTACTACTGTCCATTGGACATTTGCAGGGGTAGCGCCATGTTTTTCGATTGTTGGAGTACACATATTGCGATTATACCATAAATAATAAGACTGACACTCTAGGGGCAGTGGGGGTGGGTAGAGAGCAACCTAGAGTGCCAGCACATTGATTATAACATTTCTTTATTATAAAACGGACAAAAAGTATAAAAACTTTTAAACCAGGACATATTGAAAAACTGTTATCAAATTGTTATAAAGAAAAAACGGTATAGAGTTGAAAACTGTAAAACCAGAGTGTATAATTGAAATATATAAAAGAAAAGAATATACTAACTATTAAGATATCTTTTATATATTATATATAGTTACTTTTTAGAATGATCTTCAAGGTGGCTAAGCATCATATCAAACATTTTATCCATTTTGTCTTCAAGCCGTGTTACTTGATCTTTCATTGAACTTCCACTATTTGGCTTTAATTCGGACAAAATATCCTCAACGTATTTTTTCACAATCCACCTTCCGACGAGTCCGACAGCACCAAGTATGGATATAACTGTTAATATAAAACCTGCCCAATCTTGTGCTGACATAAGACAAATTATATCATTATTTGAAACAAAAATGCGACGGTATAAGTCGAAGCCGAAAATAGAATTATCAAACCCCCTATAGACAACATGTTAATGCAAGCATTCTAAACTTGTCTAAATAAAGGTTTATAGGATATAATGGGGGTATGACAATAACAATTGATAATAAAGAAACCCTAATAGAAAAGACCAAGGCATATTTGCTTGAAGATTTTCTAACAAGCCTAGAAACAACAGATTTAGATCAAGAAGAAAAAGATGCTAATGTTGTTCTGGCTAGAAAGAAAATGCAAGCAGATGCAGAAAATATTGCTAACCTGGTATATAAGGTATATGGATTAGAATGATGGCTGATGATGTTAAGCCATGGGATTTATTAAATCCTAATTCTCCTAGATCGCCAGAAGAATTGGCTGTATACCGCCTTAAAATCTGCAGAGGATGTGAGTTTTTTAGACCTAAGACTCAAACATGTAAAAAGTGTGGATGTTTTATGAAAGCCAAATCTATGCTGCTAAATGCTAAATGTCCTGTGGGGAAATGGTAATTCTGCTTTAGTGTAGAATAGTGTTGTGGGTAAAACTTTTCATTTTCTATCTGGTTTACATCGCTCTGGCAATACCGTTCTTTCTGCAATATTGAATCAAAATCCAGAAGTATATGTAAGCCCTATTAGTGCTTTGATAGAGCATACTTGGGTTTGCCATAATACCGCTCAAAATTTTGAAAGCACACAGGTAAGTCTTGAAGATAAAAATAGATCAGTTAATATGATATTCAGACTGCCTGAAATATATTATGAAGATGTTAGTAAGCCAATAGTTTTTGACAGACACAAATCATGGATTAATCCAGGAAATATTGATCTTATAAAAACATATATAACTAAGAATCCAAAAATAGTTTTTACTACCAGACCCATTTTGGAATGTATTGCTTCTTTTATAGCAATAGATAAAAATGCAATTCTTGATAGCATGAATTATTGTCAATATGTACAAGATTCAAATTTAACAGAAAATGAAAATATTGTTGATTATTTAATGTCAGAACATAGTACATTTGGTTTTACTAGAAACCTTGCCTTAAACTCAATAGATAATCCAGATAATTTTGGAATGATTCATGTGGTTAAGTATGAAAATCTTTTAAATACCCCACAAGAAACTATGGATGGTATCTACGACTTTTTAGAAATCGATAAGTTCAAACATAATTTTACAAATATTCGTAAGATAGAAAAATATAACGATACTGCTATAGGATTTTCTAAAGATTTACATAAAGTAAGAAGAGTTCTTGGTAAGGGTGATGTAAGAGTTGAAGATTATCTAACGCCTAGATCTATTGAGAAATATAAAGACGTTAGGTATTTTTAGTTATATCGAATTACATACACTCAATACAATAGTTGGTTATACGACGATTTGATTCAGAAACAAATATGGACCTGCCACAATGAAAACATCTGGATTCTTGAACATTGGAAAAATTCATAATATTTTTATACCTGTTTGTATAAAACAACATTGTAATGGTCCAGGTGAGAAATATAATCAATAGTATCTTTATCATATACTGATTGTATCAGATACTCCACCAGCCTCTTATAGTACCGCCATCTACTGGACATAAATACTCTTTGGGTTTATTTGATTTGTAATATTCTACAAATAGTTTATGGGATAGATCTAGATCAGGTTCATGAGTATACCGTCCACAATCAGGGCAGATATCTGCATAGACATATTCGTATACGTGGCGACAGGGCATTTTTATATTATACCCCAAATCTGAAAAATTTTTTATTTTGGCAAAATCTGAATATTTTTCTAAGATGTATGATGCATGATTTGAAAAAATAAATACAAAAAAAAATAGTGCGACCACTATTGGAGAGATCGCACTAGGTTATTTATTTAACTGCTCTTAGAAATCCAACTCCTTTAGATTTTATTTCATCAAGATTGACATTGATTTTATCTAATTGTAAATCTCTAACAACTTTAGAGGTTTCTACTACTATTGTTTTAGCAAAGGCAACACCCAGAAGTTTTAGACCTATTGGAATTGCTACTACTGCGCCTATTGTGAGTATTGCTACTATACCCGCACCAAATAGCAGGAAGTATCCAACCCAATCAAATATAGTTTCAAGGGGGCTAAACAAGAAATCCACTAGACGCCCACCTCTCTAATTGGCTTAGTGCCCTGTAAATATCCGTCAATACCTAATAAATCGCAAGTAATTTTTACTCGCTGATTTTTCTTTAGAGATTTTTTATACAAATCAATAAAGTAATAAACATTTTCTTTAGTAGGCAAATCCATTTTCATTTCTTTGCCGTTCATACTAGTTATCGTTAGTTTCATTTAACACCTTTCTTTTTTCTGTATCTGTTGCTTTGTTATACCCTGCGATACTGCCGTGCTTGATAATCCAAGCCTTGCGTAGTTTCTGCTCTTGCGAATAATAATAATAAATAACACTATTCACTATGCTACACACTCGCAAGGCTCAACGCCGTAATCGTCGTTATCTCCGTAAAAAATAACTCCGTGTCCGTAGCACTCATCACAATTTATTCTTTCTATTGCGTTTATCATTTTTAGTTTATCCTTTCTTATTTCTTATAGTGTAGCAGGGGCTACTGACATAGCCTCTACTGTAAATCCATTAGCCACTAGGCTATCCATAAGGTCATTTATCATAGACTCATTTAGCATAAGTCTATCTGAGATGGAAACTAGAGAGCCATCTTTCTCTACTGTATAACTTAGGTTTAGCATTTTGCTACCTTCTTTCTTTCTGTTTAATACTGTTATTCTATACCTTGCCACTGACATTTTGGGGGGTCTGTGGGGTAGCCCCTGTGTGATTTACCTCACAATTTTGCGTAGTTCATACGCATTGTTTAAGGGTCTAGGGTTATTTGAGAACATAGCCTCAACCACTAGTTTATCCTTTTCCGCTTGGATTTTGCGTTGCTCTTGTTGAGCCTTTAGTATTCTATCAAAAGTCGACATTTTAGAACCTTTCTTAATTATTTATAGGAGAATACTATCAAATAAATGTCAAAAAGTCAAGTCTTAACACGGCGTGTCGTGTGTGTTGTTAGTCACATTTTCTACCCCCGCGTTCGGGCGTGTCGTCCTCGGGGTGTCCGTTTTGTACCATTTCCCTGTGTGATTCAATTCACAAAAATAGTTTTTCCCAATGTCCGTTTTGTCATACTTACTGGCTAGTAAATGTCAGACCCCCCTGTTATACTTCCAGTATAGAAAATAAAGAAAGGTTGGTAAATAAAATGACTAACACTAAAAAATGTAAATGTGAAAAAGCACATCTCCTAACTGATGTGCTAACTACTGAGGATAATCTCAGAGTAGTAAATGTCCAGAAATGGCATAAATGCTTTAACTGTGGAAAGTTCCAAATCTCTAAGTGGATTAGACTTCACGAGTTTAGATGTAATCCTTCTTACTTCGTAAAATAAGTAAATAAAAAATCCTAGTGAGCCTCACTAAATAAGTGAGCAAATAATCTAGGTCAAGGGAATTTCTTAGAAAGGAAATAAATAAATGACTTACACACTTACACTAGAAACCTTCAATGGTTCTACTAAAAAAATTAACCTATCCTCTAGGGGTCAGGTTGCTCAATTCATAACTACTTATCCTACTCAATTACCAGTAGGTATAGCAGTAAAAGTTTCTTGCGATACCCTTGGTATTCGTGGAACTATTCGTGGTAATAGAAAATAGAAAGGAAATAAATAAATGGATACTTACAACAGAATACTAAAAGAGCAACAAGAAAAAAGAATTGCTCAAAGTAGAAAAGACCAAGAAGTTATTGAGGCTATGTTTTCAAATAATTCTAGAATTCTAAATAATAATTATTTGCTAAATCAAATAAATAAATAAAAAGTTTTCTACTAATAAAAAATTGGTAGAAAATTCCCGAGGCGATCTCGGGGGGTTTTCCACAGGTTTATCCACAGGCTTAAGATGTGAGGTTTATCACAAAAATAATTCTACGACACGCCCAAGATTAGCCCCAAAATGTCAGACCCCCCTGATAGACTTACAGTATAAAGAAAATTAAATAGTGCTAAATGAGCCTAGCAAATAAGTCTAGAAATAGAATGAGCCTAGCAAATAAGTTAGCACAATAAACGAAAGGAGTCAGAAATGACTACACTAAATAAAACTACGATAGAAATCGTTTTAGAAAATGGTTTCAATATTCAGGATAAAATCTGCGTATTTTGCTCAAATACCCTTGATCGCTGGGATACTTTTTGCTTCCCTTGCCAAGAGTATAAAGGCGTGATGAAAGTCATAGACGCCGTTGATTACTACGGAGTAGATATTCTAGGTGTGTGAGGTAAATCACACGCCACAAGCGTGGGTCTAATTTGACTTTAACGCTAAAAAATGAAATAATAGAATTATTAGAAAGTATCTTAGAAAGGATAACTTAAATGAAAACTTATTCAATTCCAGACCTGTTAGTGGGTCAAACTTATTACCCTCGCTCTCTTGCGAGAAAATACCAATACGGCGAAATTAACTACGCTGAAAAGCGTGATGATATTTATTTTGCTGACGGCTATGAAGCCTACGCAATTCGCTTCAATGGTCATCGTTGGGCTACTGTCGCAGTAAAGGTGGCAGACTAATGAAATTAGATGAATTCAAGAAACTTATTGAGGCACAACGCCAAGAAATAAAATTGACAAACTTAGAGAAAATCGCTACAATAGTTAATAACACAAACACTAAGAAAGGTAAAAACTAACTATGACTAACACAACCTATAAAGACTTCCCATTTACAACTAACGGCGTGAATTTTATTTCAAGAGTTTATTCTGACTCTCCGTTTCTATCTAGTATTGAGAGCCTGCCTGCTGGCGTATTTGCTGAATTAAATATTCAAGCACTAACAGAATTAGTTGGTGATGCTTCACTTCTAACTCATAATGAATTACTAATAGCACTAACTAAAATAAATGATGGTGGAACTCATGCGTTTATTCTACTAGATGAGGAGTCTAACTAATGATGACTAGAAAAGACTATGTCAAGACCGCTGAAATTCTAAAAGGTTTCAGCGATGAAATTCACCCACAAGTTTTTGAGGATTTGGTAGAGGAGTTTTCACAATTCTTCAAGTCTGACAATGATAGATTTGACTTCGCAAGATTTGAAAAGGCTTGCGGTGTTGATGAGATAGGACTAATTCCAGTATGACAAATTTAATTTTAACTATCGCAATAATTTCTTTTGGAACTTTGTTTGGAATGAGTTTAATTACTATGAGAAAATTAGAAATTGAAAACAAAAAACTTAGAAAAGAAAATGCTGAAATAAAATGGAATCAAATAAAAATTTGATTTAAAAATTTGCAACTTTAATTTAAATAGTTAGAGTTGCAAAATCCCCGAGGGGTTATCCACAGGCTTATCCACAGGGTGTTTAAGATGTGATTATAATCACCCTAAAAATTTTTCCAGATTTACGGCGTGTCGTTTTGATTTTGTCAGTAGAAAATGATAGGCTGGAAGCCTAAAGAAAGGATAACTAAGATGACAGTTATTGAAAAAATGGAAAGAATTGCTGATATTGAAAAATTAGCAAAAGGAAAATACGGAGATAATTATATTTATGCTCTTTGGGGAAGCGCACAGGCTTTTCTAACAGATGAAAATCTAAATGTAATGGAAAATGTTTTTGGAAAGGAATATAAGTAAAATGGGATTAGATATGTATCTCTCTGCTAAGAAAAATGTAGAGAAAGTAAATTGGCAGGCTCTTAGAGATAATGAGGAATTATCCTATGAAAGTCCTGAAGTGATTAATCCACTATGGAAAAATATTGTAGATGTTGCTGATATGGCAGATGTTGCTACAGATATTTATGGCGTTAATGTTGAAGTGACTTGTGCTTATTGGCGCAAGGCTAATCAGATTCATAATTGGTTTGTAAGTAATGTTCAAGGCGGTAATGATAACTGCGGTGAATACTATGTGTCGCAAGATAAACTAAATGAACTACTTGATCTAGTGAATAAAGCATTAGATAATAAAGACCCTAATTTGCTACCGCCTAGAGAAGGATTTTTCTTTGGTGGAACAGATATTGATGAGTGGTATTGGCAAGACCTAAAGAATACTAAGGCTAAGTTAGAGCGTATCTTTGCTTTGCCCCAATTGTCTGATTTGTCCTTTTACTACTCTTCTTCGTGGTAAAAGGGCGAGGGGATTTGAAAATGTCAGCCCCCCATGATAGGATTTCAGTATGAACAGAAAGAAGGAAAGAAAAATGGATAAATTAGAATACGCACTACGCACTATCGCTAATTGCGATTTGTGTAATGGTAAAGGTGTTGATTATTGGTCTAATGGCGAGGACTATGACTTTGAGGATTGTATTTGTAATCCTTATGGAATTATCTTTGACCATGACGGCGAGGTAATTTGGGATAATGGTTTGACAAGTGAGCCAGAATTGGCTATCTTTGGAAGTAAGGAGGCTAACTAAAATGGGAAGTAATTTCGCAACAGAAATGGCAGACGGAACTCTTGATGAGTTAGGTATCCACTTGGATATTGAAACTCAGATAGAGATTCACCTATCTAGCAATCACTACCCACCCGTTCCTAAGTCTATGGTTAAACCTTGTATTGAAGCCATAGATGCCGTAAATGACTTAGGGCTTTGGGACTTAGATATTGAACTGCCTGAAGGCGTATCTTGGAGAGGTTTGACTACTGCCCCCGCTTGGTCTATTATTGAATCACACCACCTAAATGCGTGGCTTATTGAAAGGGAATACTAAAATGGAATATAACTATGTCTTGACTACTGCGTATGATGGAGAATTATTCTCTACCCTGCGCCTTAGCGATTTTGCAGAAGCGTCAGAGGCTTGGGCTAAATGCTCAGACCACGGAAATGCTAAAGAATACGCAACCTATAATCTCACAGACCCAACAGGAAAAATGTTCACTAAAAACTTTTATTCTGATGGCAGAGTATCAGTAAAGTAAAAATGTCTGATACACTAATTTCTATGGATTACAGATTCGTAGATATTCTCAATGCTGACCAATTAGAAGTAGGAGATCTAATTGGTTTAGGCATTGTTGGAATTGTAGAAATAATTTCAATTGATTCAATTAAAGATGGATTCTCACTTGTTGTTTTAAATGAGTTTGATGAAAAAGAAGATGTTGAAATTTCTGATAATGAAAAATTTGAATTGTTTATTTTAGAATAAAACCCCCCGAGGTGTCCGTTTTGTCCAGAACCTCCCAATTAAGACAATTTGATATTTTTACTGATTTATGATAAGATTATTTTATGTGGAAAAAACCTAAAGAAGAATTACGTAGATTAATGGAATTACGTAGGTCTTCTGCTGCCACGCCATTAAGGAACAAGAAAAATTATTCACGAAAAGTCAAGCATAAGAAATTGACACAAGACTAAAAAAATGTTATTATAGAAAGTCAGAAAGGAACCCCATGAAACTAAAACGCTCTAATGATAGAAAGGTCGCTAATGCCGTATCGCCAAATGGAAAAACCGCAACAATTGCCAACACTTTTGGACTGCCTGCTGGAAAGGCTTACTCATGCCCTGGTGCCACTAACACTTGTGAAAGTGTTTGCTACGCAGGAAAACTTGAAAGAGTATACAAAGGAGTAAGAGATAATCTGCTCCATAACTGGAACCTACTTAAAGACGCAGACCATGACACTATGGAAAACCTATTGCAAGATATGATTAATGATTTTAAGGTTGATTGTGATAAGCGCAATGCTCCTAAATTATTCCGTATCCACTGGGACGGCGATTTCTTTAATGATACTTATACTTTTGCATGGAAGCATGTTATCTTAAATAATCCTGATATACAATTCTGGGTTTATACCCGTGTGGCTACCGCCGCAGATATGCTCAAGGGTATTGAAAACTTATCTCTCTATTTCTCAACAGATAAAGATAACAAAGAGATTGCTATTAATCTTAATAAAGATAAGGGAATTCGATTGGCATACCTTGCAGATACTTTTGCAATTGGACAGGCAGACTTAAAGTCAATGATAGGAAGACCTGGCGCTAAGTGCCCTGAAAACCTAAAAGCAATTCCGCTTATTTCTAAAGAGGGAAGTGCTTGCGTATCATGTGGCTTATGTGTTTACAATAAAGCGGATATTGTATTCTCTGCTAAGAAGAAGTAGGATCTAGGGGGACTTGACCAATACCCTCGCAAAATGATAAAATGAAGGGCAGAAAGGGGAAGGCGTGGAATTACTAATAATCTTAGGAGTCATATACCTATTACTAGTTTTTTCAGGTATGGGAAATTAGTGATTTATCTCACAAATCTCAAATAATGAGATTATTGGGGGAAATGACTTGACAAAGCCAAAAATAAATGAAATAATAAATACCATAACCAAAAAAGGAGGAAAAAATAATGGCAGTAAATAACGCAACCTACAAAGTAGGAGATACCTACACTTCTCAGAAGTCTAAGGTCACAGGAACTATCAAGGAGATTATCCCAAATAAGGATAACACTTCCGTTCGTGTGAAGTTAGATGTAGAAGGTCAGACACGCTGGACAACTTGGACAGCAAAGTAAATAATTCCTAATACAGGAAAAGACCTGAGCAAGTCTGCTAAAACTGCTCAACTTGATTTCTTACCTAGAAAATGCTAGGATAGATACCCCAAACAGAAAGGAAACACAAATGGCTAGAAATGGCAAAAGTATAAATGTCAAGATTGCTACAACCAAAGTAATCAAGGCATTAGAAACTAAATTGGCTCAACTCCAAAAGGATAAGGCTAATCAGAAAGTAAATGAGGAAAAGTTGCTGAAGGCACAAGAGAAGTATAATAAGGAAGTTGCTAAGTTAGCACTTGCTCAAATCTCTAAGGCAACAGACTTATCTGCTAATGTTCGCTGGAACGGCGAAGTAAATGTTGATTTCAATTTACCAAAAGGTTCTATTGAATTACCTGAAATGCCTGAGAAAGATTTTGAGTCTTTCAATGATTGGCAATACAAGGAAATGGTAGATGAAATTGAAAACGCTATCCGTATCCTAAAGATGACAGATGAGGAAGTAGTTTCTACTTCTACTTACAACACTATCGCAAGATACTTGTAATTCTATGGGGGAAGGGTATTTGACTTCCCCCCTAAAAAATGTTAGACTTGATTATCACAGAAAGGATAAACAAATGACCCTTGGAGGCTATACTTACAGAGTAGGCGATTTATTCACTACTTCCAAAACAGGTATCACAGGTCGCATTGAAAAGTTTGTGCCAATGCGCCAAAATGTAACCAAAGTAATGCTACGCTTAGCAAATAACCAAACAAGATTTGCTATGGTAAAAACTTACTAATAGAATTGTGGCGGTTTTGAATGTGTAATCGCAATTGCCCCGCCACAACTTTTCTCTCTTGATAAGCACTGCTAACAAATGAAGTGATTTAAAAAGTCCTTGCAGTTATTCCTAGAGAGATTGTCCTGAGTATGACAATAAACTGCTCATAAAACCCCCCGAGATCTGTGACCAATATCACACAGGGCTTTACGGCACGATTTGTATTTTTCCCTGATTTCTGCTAAACTTGATAAATAACCAACAGAAAGGAACGCCCCATGATAGCAACCGCTATTAAATTACAAGAAGCGTCAAGAGACGCAGTTCATGATGACATGATAATGGAAATTGCTAAACACATTTTTATTATCAGAAATGAAGTAGATGATGACACCTTTATCAAAGAGATGTATAACTATTCTGCTATGCTCTCTGCTATGACAACAACTCTAGTTACTCACGCATTATTGACAGAGGAACAGTTAAATGATATGCTGGAAGCCATTAAAGAAATGGATACAGTAGGAGAGGAACTCTTAAATGAATACAGAAACAACTAATGAAATAGTAGTGCCAGCACACTACAACCCTAATCAAATCGTAACCTATAAGATTATTGATTCTGAAGCACACCAAAGTGATTATACAAATTGGTATCCAACAGTAAAGGTTAGCGACCTTGAGTGGGAATTACACCAATACCGCAGAGAAAGACGAGAACTTAATAGATATACTCAGCATGTAGGTATGTTAGAAAGTCGCCTACCTGATTACCTTGATATGGATTCAGAGGAAATCGTTGCTGATATTTGTAGTATCTTTGGATTTAATCCTACTAAGGAAATTCAATTTGAGGCTACCGCCACAATTACAGGAACAGTATCAGTTCCGTTAGATGAAGTTGCTAACTTTGATGTTAGCGATATTGATATCAATGTTTATGCTGAACTAAACTCATATGACGGAGAAGCAGATGTTGAGATAGATAATATCTATAAAGTGTGATAGTGGGGCTATCCAAGACCTGAGCATGTCTTAAAA